GAAACTCATGCCCGACCCCTGTTAACCGCCAATGATTTATTAGCGTACTGATTTGCCGCCCAAATCGCGTTAGAACTGCCGTACAAGCGTTCTTCAAATGATTTGGTATCAATGGCGTTAATGTAGTTGTTTGTAACCATCGTAGTGCCGCCTACGCCCGCTAACGCATGGTTTGGAATGATTGTTCCCGCTGTACGGGGTACAAACAATTCAGGGCCTCTTTCACCAACAATAGCAGGTTGGTTAACGGGCGGGTTTCCACCATCGGCATAAAACAATGCCAAATCTGAACCTGATGTATTGATTCCAGTTCCACCAAGCATAGGAAACAATGACCTAAAAATGGATGTTGCCGATGCTTTTAATTGAATTGCAATTAAATCTTGAATGATGCTACGCGCCAAAGATTTAAATGATAACTTGCCCGTGCGAACAAAATTATCCAATGCGCTTTCCATGTTACTCATTACGGATTGGAAAGCCTTTGCGCCATTTTCTAATTCGGTTGGCAAATCACGGAAAAACTTAGCGCCTTCCCTAAAGAAACCTTGTTCGCCCGTGCCTTCGCGTTGCGCTTTAACCGCTTGATTTTGTGAACGCAAATACCGTTCGCTTGCATCGGCTAATGCGTTTTCTCTTGCTATCAAATCTTTTTTAGCCTCAATGCCTAGCAAATTATTTTGGTTAATTTCTCTAATATTTTGCAAACGCTTTTCTTCTGCCAAATACAAATCTTTTGCTAGTTGTACATCTTCGCCGCGGGCATCCCGCATAGAATTTTCAATTTCAAATAATTGCTGTTGAATCTTTAAATTTTCTTCTTCTTTATCAACGCGTTTAGATGCGTTTGTATATGCGGCTACTTCTTTTGCTTCTTGCTCAGTTCTAAATTTGTCATATTTTTTTGCTTCTTCAAAAATAAAACGCATTGTTCTTAGGCGTTCTTTTTCTGCTTCTTTAGATTCCTGAACAACGCGCCCCGCGGGGGCGGTAGGTTTTTTGTAATCTGTGCGTCTTGGGTCATCAGGGTTTCTTCCAACACTAACCCCCATTATTTGCGCTTCAAAAAAATCTAAATTTTGTCTTTGTGATGCACGGTAGGCATCATATTTTTTGTTAGCTTCAATAGCCGCATCAACACCTTTTGTAACTAAAGTAACGGCGTTTTCGTAAGTATGTTGAATTTCATCGGCTATGCCTTTAAATACAAACGCAACATTAGCACCAATAACTGCAACAGTTTGAAATACAGTTTTAAACACTTGACCCAAGGTGTTTGTTTCACCTTTCATATCTTTCATGTAATCAAGTGTTGTTTTAAGAATTGGCCCAAGTTCTGAAGCCAAAATAACCATTGTTTCTCGCGCATTTTGTGCCAACATATCGTAGGCATCGGCGGCTTTTTGAATACCGATTGCTTGTTCATCAGTAAGTTTGTTTGATTTCGCCATATCTTCGGCTAAACCAACAAAATCTACACCTTTTGCGGCTTTGCCAAAAATTTCAAATGCTTTAGCATTACGCGTAACAGAATCATCCATTGAACCTAGGCTTTTAACAACCTTATTCAATAATTCTTCTTCAGAAAGTTTGCCTAAATCCTGTAGGCTAACACCCAACATCTTGGCGGTTTTTTGCGCTTTGTCAGAACCGCCCGCGGCTTCATCAATAAATTTTGTAAACGATGCTAAAAGTTTGCCTGAATCGCTTGCTTTGCCGCCCGCATTGCCAAGGGCGTTAGAAAGTTTAAGAACCGTGCCAATAGCAACTTCATTGGCTTTGGCAACATCGGCTAATTCATCGGCGTAATGTAAAGCGGCGGCACTAGCGGCAACCAAAGCGGTTGCGCCCATCTTGCCAAATTTTTCGGCAGATTCGCTAAATTGTTCTAATTTCTTCCCTGCGGCTTCAATCCCTTTATTGAATTCCGCGGTATCTATACCTAGGGCTACGCCAAGGCGGGCAATCATATTAGCCATCTTTTACCCCAAATTTTGTTTTATCGAATCCGTTTGCCTGTGACATAAACGCCAATAGGCCATCATTTACCGCCGCCTTTTGTTGTTCTGCGGTCAAAGGCGGGTAGATGTAATCATACGCACTACCCAAAATGTTGGCTAGTTTATAAGGCGGCGAATTTGCCGTTCGCATATAGTTAAACACCCCATTGGTTAGGGTAGCCAATTGGGTAAGAATTCCGTAATTTCCAATCAACCCATCGGCATACATTGTTTGTATGTTTGCCAAGGTCACATCGTCTAATTCTTCGATTGTTTCTAGGGTATGCCCGTTGAAAATCATTGCGGCTACGCATTGGCTTTTCAACGAGCCAATCAGTTTCCCCGCGCTTCCCTGTAGGTTGGGCTAATAACTTCGCCAATCTTTTCTACGATTAGCATTTGTACAGAAATTGGGAATTCTTCTTCAATATCCGCGTAGGTCAAATCTTCAAGCGTTACGCCTTCCATTTCGGGAACTAGCAACTTAAAAAATTCTGTAATTCGGGCTTCGGTGATGGCTTTGTTTTTAGCCGCTTCGCGCATGGAACGCCCATCAACCAAAATGTCGTTATCCGTAAATTGGAATTCTTCGCTTTGGCTATCTTGAAATTGGCGCAATGGTTTTGTGATTTCTTGGTAGATTTTTTCTACCGTTTCTTCATCGGGTTCGGAAACTTTTCTATAAATTGCATCCGATTCTGCAACCAAAGGGATGCGAACTTTAAAGGTATGCCCGTTTAGTACAAATGTACGGGTCAATAAATCTTTGCGCTTTGCTTGGTACTTTTCACCAAATGCTGAACCTAATTTTGTCATTTATTTTTTATCCTGTATTTCATCATTCGCCTTGCCAAAATTTCCCCTAGCCGCTTGGCGGTTTGGTCGGCTTGGGATTCTAAGGCAGGGCGTAAAAACGGTTGCGCACCATTTCTAGCCGTGCCAAATTCTTGTGCTATTGCGCGTGCATCAGATAAAACACCTACCTGCCGCTTTGCTTGTTTCAGTTTGCGATTGTAGGCGGCTTTATCGGTTTCATACAACGCCGCATTTTGTTCGTAAAACTGTTTCTTCAGTTTTTTAGGAAACGCTTTGGTAGTCACCAAAGCAATTACAGAATCTTTTTCGCTAATGTACTTAGAACGAATGTCGCGCTTGGTTGGGCGGCGGGCTTCAACTTGCATAGTTCTAGCCAAATCGCCTGTATCTTTAGGCGCGTTTAATCTTGCCATTTCTAACACGGGTTTCATTGCCTCGCGTGCGGCAGGTACAAGAATAGAACTTTTCGCTTTCTTGTCCCCAATATCTGCGGCTAGTTCCTCAAAAGCGGCTAGAACATCTTTCAAGCCTTCGATTTTGTAGGTAACGCCCGCCATATTTAACCCATTGGCTTGATAATTTTTTGATACAACGCGTTGTTTAGCGTTTGTACATAATCAACAATTTCGTTAGGCGTGAATTTATCCGCATGGTTTGCGGCAATCTCATGCGCCAATGTAATTGCGGTTAGCTTTTGCTGAGTAAACCCAAACCAATCCTTTCGGGTGTCGGTTTGGGTTACTAGAAAGCTAAGTAGGTCGCTACTGTCTTTTATTGTCGTTTGTGTCATATTAAGTGTTGTTAGACCAACCGTATTGATTGCCACGGGGGTGAATCGTGAAGTTGCATTTTGCTTCAGCGCTTGGGCTTGCATCAATTGTGAATTGAGAAACGCGACCATTAAAAGCATAAGCCACCGTGTTAGCGCCCGCTGTAGCAGTCACTACAAAAGTGCGGTCAATAACGCCTGATTCAGCATCGCCACGAATCAGCAACAAAGCCGCATCGCTAGGATTCCAAGCGGCGGTAATGCTAAGTGATGTAGGCGCTGATTGCGTTGGGATTTTGTCAGATTGACGCGAACCCGCAACGCTGAAGTTTGCAACCGCATCATCTTGACCAAATGCGGGTACGGCTTCAACGGGAACTAAGATGCCATCTGTACCAGTACCGTTAGCGGCAGTACCTACAATATCGCCAATATCACCAGTCCAAACATCCAAATTAGCGACGGCAATTGGTGTTGGTGTAGCGCCTGTTTGCATCCAAAGGGCGGCAGAAAATCCGGGCAGTACTTTATTTGGGAGAGCCATTTTTGTATCCTTAAAAAGAATGGTTAATCGAACTATCTTGTCAGGTTGGTATATCTAGTGTGCAATCAAGAAAAACTTGGGCCAGTTTTTCATCGTTGTCATAACTGTTGTAAAGCCAAAAAACATCTGCTTTACTAATTTGAAACCCATTGGTTGCACCGCCAAACAAACCACTATATCCGTGTAGGGATTGTAGTATCTGATTGGAAATAGTGAAACCATCTTCTATTTGTTGGGTAAAAATACTTATCTGAAATGTTGGGCGGTCAATACCTTTTACGGATTGAACTGGACCTGTATAAACTTCTTGATGCACATTCCGTAACATCCAAACAATGAACTTAGGTTCAGTCGCAAAGTTACGGTTAAACGCCGCATAAACGGGTACGGGCGAAACAATGCTTTGCAGTTGGTACTGAATCGCTTTGCCGTACTGTACGGGATTTTGTTGCGTTGCCATTTATACCGCCGTAACTGGGTCAGTTCTGTAAGCAATGATAACTACCATCATCCTATCGTCAGATTCACGGATGTTATCAATGCGCCAATCAAACCCGTTATAGGTGATTGAATACAAGTTTTGGTTACGCACCATTTCACGGGTGTTAGGCGTGTAGTTCAAAGTGAAATTAACCACATCTTGATAAAGGCGGTACTTTTCAGAAATCTTTAAACTGTTTGCAACGGAATGAACACGCGCACGGGTTTTAAACCAAAGCGTTTGTGCTGTACTTTGTTCGCCAAAGTCACTTTTAGCAAACGCAAGGTTGTTTACCTCAATTTGTTCAAACCGTGCAATTGCCATTACATCACCAAAGGTTTGTAGGGTCGCAAAAGGGTAGCTACACCAAATGGAATTTCTTTCAGTTGGTTGTCAGTTGTATTGCTACGATTGTTATACAAGTGCGTAAACAAAAGCAAGCCCGCTTGTTTAATAACGGGGTAAGTTTGCAACGGATTAGGTGCGGTTGTGTATTCGCAAATAATCGGTGCGGTCATCTCGCTATTGATGGTTGTAGGCAATGTTTGAATGATTACTTTGTTGCCGCTTGCATCGTAGTAATATTGGTTTGCCGCAATTACATTCAAAACGGGCGGTGTGCTGTTGTCCCAATACGCTACGCGATTTACCGTAACGCCTGACATATCGGCATATTGGTTTTGCGATACTTCGGGCAAATCCAAACACACGGGCGAATTAGCCAAATTTTCTGCGCCGTACCAAACACGGTATGTAACAGAAAAAATAGAAAGCCCTAAGTAATCTTCAATCGCTTGGCGAACGGCTAGTTCCAATGCTTGCAAATAGCCATCTTGTGATTCATCTTGAAACAAGTTAATTTGATTCGTGATTTCATCCAAGGTTAACCAAGGCGTAACAACATCGCGCCCAATCTGTTCAAACTTTACATAGTTAAACGGATTGCGGGTAGCCGCCCCGTAGGGCGCACCAAGTAATTGGCTATCTACTGACATTTAAGCCCCCTTTTAGGCGGCACTCATACGAACACCCGCGAACGGGTCGCGCACGGTACTAACCATTCGTTTTTCCGCGTACATGGTCACAAAGCCCGCTTGTGTTTGTTCAAACATTTGAATTGACATTTGTTCAGTATCGCCAATGGTTAAAAAGCGATTCCAGTTAGCCAAGTAAATCGGGAAATCTGTAGAAAGGTATGGGTTGGGGATAACGGGCCAACCAAACACGCGACCAACCGCCGCACCATCGGCATCGCCAATTTCCAAGAACAAAGGCAAACCTTGGCTATCTTTCAATTGACGCAAAGTTTGAATCATTGCAGGGCTAATGTGCCAAGCGGTAGATTCTAGCGACCAATATTGTGCGGGCAGGGCGTTAGCCATGTTGGTCATCTTGTTGTATGTCACCGCAACACCGCCATTGCTAACCGTAGCGATAGTATGTATGCCATCTGTAATAGCCGTACCACTAGAACCGAAAGCGCTAGTAGCACCGCTAACATAACTATCCAAACCACGCAAACCATCAGTAGCACCAGTTGATGTAGTAGTGCTACCCGCTTGGTCATCGTTTGTAACCATTGATTGACCTTCAAGTTGCGCAAATTCAAGCGCCAAATCTTCAACCAATGTTGCATCCAAGCCATTAACATCACTTAGCACCGCCGTTCTGATTGGCAACTGCGCAACCAACACGCGCACGGGCAATTGCCAAATAGAAGTATCAACATTAGGTGAACCGCTATTAGGCGTAAATGTGTAACCCCAAGGGTTTGTAGAATTTGCGGCGTTACCTGTTTTGGCAACGAATTGGGCATCAGAGCCGTTAACCGCGATTTGGCGTGAGCCTTGACGCAATGGGTTTGCTTGACGCAAAGCCGCAAACGCATCATCGAAAACAACATTACCACCGACACCCGAACCCGAACCAGTAATTGCGCTTGCTTCGCGCAAGTCGATGTTTACTTTGCCGCCTTCGGTGATGGCCTTTTTGATTCCGTCCAAGATTTTTTCGGTGATTGACATTTTGAATTCCTATTTAAAAAAAGCGGGGGATTTTCGCCCCCCGCTAATGGCAACGCAACTAATTAGGTAGCTGTGCCTGTGGAACGATAGCGCACACCTGCGTTGGGGTCACGCACGGATGTAGCCAAACGCTTTTCACCGAAGAATGTGATAAATCCGGGGGCTGTTTGGTCATAGCGGCGCATAACCATGTTCAACCTATCGCAGATTGTGTGAAAGCGACTCCAATCAGCAAAGTACATTGGGTACAAGCTGTTTGTACCTGCTGAACCTGTTGTGGTTTGTGATGGTGTGTCCAAATACTTGTTCACAACAACATCAAAGCCCAACAATGTGCCAACAATACCGTCAACTGACAAACCTTCGTTACGATTGAAGATTGGTGCGCCATTGCTATCGCGCAAAGCACGAATTGCGTTCAACAAGATTGGGCTAACGACAAACTTGGCGTTAGTAGTCCAGTATTGTTGTGGCAAAGCGTAGATGAAGTTAATCACATCAACATAAGAAATGTTGTTTGCGCCAACTGTATTGCCGTTAGTGGTCAATTGGTCATAAGTGGCAAGGCTATGCAAACCGCTTGTAGAACCAGTACCGCTAGAACCAAATGCGGCAGTAGTGCAAGTGCCACCTGTGTAGGTAGCGTTAGCACCTGCGTATTGGTCAAGGCCACGCAATCCGTTGCTTCCACCGTAGGGCAAAGATGTAGAACCTTGGTCGTTGTTCTGAATCATTGACAAGGCTTCAGCTTGTGAAAACTCCATCAACATATCGTCAACAACATTGGCTTCCAAACCATCAATGTCATCCAATGCGGCAGTACGGATTGGGAACTGAACATTCAGGTCTTGCAAAACAATTTGCCAAATGGTTGTATCTTCAGTTGTAGCCGCGCCGTTGTTCTGAATAGCATAGCCCCATGCCGCACCTGCATTACCAGTTTTGACACGGAATTGATAAGAAGAACCATCAGTAGCAACGGTGCGTGACACGCCGCGCAGGGGATTGGCCAAGCGCAATGCGGCAAACACGGGGTCATAAGCGGTGCGACCACCTTGGTTATTACCTGAACCTGTCAATGCAGATGCTTCGTTCAAATACGCTTGCATTTGTGATTCATCAGCAAAGATTTGCAGTTCTTTTTCTACGCGGGCATTGCTTTTGTAGAAGTTAGACAATTGTTCGCGAACATTGCGGTTCACATCGCCGCGCACGGATGTAGCGGGCTTGACAATTGCGGGGGCTTGAATAGATGCTACTTTGGCTTCCAAAGAAGAAACCAATTCGCTGAATTCAGCTTTAACCGCTTCAACGGCGGCGGGGATTTTTGCTTCAACGGCGGCAATGCTTTCGCTTTGCTTCGCTTCGATAGCGTCCAGTTTTTCAATAATTGCTTGTGACATGATTTAACCTTTAAGTTTGGTATCAAGTAATTTTAGAAGTTCACGGGCTTCAAGAGCCGCAAGAATTTCCGCTTCGGTAGCCTCCGCATTTGAATCACTCAAAATAGGCGCAATTTCAATAGGTGTTGGCGTTGCATCACGCAATTCCAAAACTTTCTTGAATGTAGATGCGGCGGCTACCGCATCCTTTTTGGATAGCCCAACTTCACGCAAGGCCTGTTCCAAAACTTTTAAATCTGCTGTGCCATCAGGTCGGAAATATTCCAATCTGCTAACTTCTGCCATTGGATTATTTGGATACATTACCACGGATACTTCGCGCAAACCGCCTTTGGTAATTTGGAAATATGCTTCATCAGATTGGTCGGGTTCGCCATCAGCATTTACCATTTGGTATTCTTCAGCGTATGCACCAACGGAAACGCCACCAAACATTTGCGGCGATTCTTGCATTACTTTGTAAAGGTCAGAACCCATCGTAGTGTTGACATACAAACGCCCTTCGGCTTTCATTCCTGTATCGTCAAATTCAAATGCGGTCCATTCACCAACGGGGATTGCATCCGCATCGTGATTTACAAACATTGGTAGGGGTCGGCCCGATGCAGAAAATTCCTCTGCCCATTGCATGAAGCCTTCGGGTTGATAATTAAAGCGCCTACCATCAGCGCCTTCACGCGCACCCCAAGTAGTAACCATAGCTTCAATTTTTCCTGTTTTTTCGCCTTGCTTTTCCAAAACTAGTTTGGCCTCGCAAACCATCAGCAGGTTTTTTGTCATCGTGAATTACCTCATCAACTTTAGTTCGGTCGATGTCATATATTATTTTAGGGGGACGCCCTCTTTTTGGGGGCGGTTCTTGATTTGGCTTGTAAGTTGCCAACGATGCTATCACAAGTCTAAAAATATGTGACACTTTATTTTTACTTGCCGATATTCATTTTACGGGTTTGGTTTCCACCCCCGCCGCCTGTATCTTGGGGCGATGAACCTGCAATCGGTTTATCTTTGCCGCCTTTATCAATCAAATCATCAGCGCCTTCAATATTGGGCATACCCAAATATTCGCGGGCTTCGTTGGGGGTCATAATCCCATTTGAAACACCCGCGGTAGCAAAATTCATTTGGTCCAACGGTGCGCCTTTTAAGAAATTGCGTGTATCAAATTCAATCGACAAATTTGGGTAGCCAACAAATAAATGTTGCTTTAATTTCTGTTGAATGTTAATTAGCGTTGGGTACATTGTGGATTTATAAAATTCATCCATCATTGTTTGCGTATTGTTGTACTTGCTTTCGCCAATACCAATCATTGCCGCGGGTACGCCAAACAAACCGCAAATACGCTTCATGGTTTGTTCTTTCAATTTAGCCGCATCGGTATCTTGCAAAGTCAGCATATCCAAAGGCGTGTATTTCATGCCTTGGTCAAGTAACATACCTTGGCCCGCTTTGCTTGGGTCGCTTGGCTTGCTAGAAACCATTGCCGACCATGCTTCTTTCAAACGGGCGGCAATTTCTTTGTACTTGGCATCAGAAATAACTTGTTCGCTAGTGAACATACCGCTTGGCTTTGCGCCGTTTTGCATGATGTAGTTTGCGTACAAATCAATATCTTGGTCTAGCGACACAAGTTCTGCCGCCAAAATGCCTTTGTTAAAACCCGCAGAACCTTGCCAGTTCATTTCCTTAATGTGCATCACTTGGTTAAAGTTCAGCGGTTCATCGCGGTTAAAACCGTAACTTGGCGTACTCAAACGATACGATGGGTAACGCGCAGGGGTGATTGTTACGGCAATCAGCGTTGAATCAAGCAAATACATTTCTAACGGGGTTTCCGTTGTGCTTGCTTGGTCTTTACGCCACCAAAGGGTAAACGCTTCGCCCGAAAGTTCGTACCACATCAACCATTGATACCAAAATTCGTAGGTACTTTGAAAATGGTTAGGTTGCGCCAAAAGGTTTGCCACTTGCTTGGCTTTGGCCTTGTCGCGTGCGCCAACCAAATCGGATTTAACGGCATCTACATAAGTACCATCATCAGTTTGGCTAACCACGCGGATAGGCAATTGGGATAGCGCCCTAGCCTTTGCCGCAACGCAAGCCATGATTGTGGAATTGCGTGTAAGCAATGACATATCCACGGGCCGACCCGCGTTATTGGTCGCGCCTGTGGTTACATAAAGGATTTGGGTATTGACATTCGGGGCTTTATTTTGGCCCTGATAAACAATGTTATTACCTAGCGCAGATTGACCAAATAGCACATTTGATTCATTTTTTTGGTCTTTATTGCGCTTAAAAATATCAAAAATAGCCATGTTTTTACCCAATTTCCTGATGGTTTACCATTCAAAACTTCTAAACCCAAATGTATCAGAAACAAAAACATTGTCTAGATGGCAATGCAAAGCCATAATCATTGCAATAATTCCGTCAATTTTTGCTGATGTATCGGCTTCATTCTTGCGAATTTTGACATTCCCGTTTACATCCGTGTAAACCTCGGCGTTTCCTAGTTGCCAACCAACAAAAGGGTTGCCATCGTGCATGATTCCCTTTTTCAAAATCAATTGTTCAGCGGTTTTAGATGGGTTTGATAGAACCGCCATGCCCTGACCAACTTTTTTTACGGGTAAACCCTCGGCATACAAGTTAGCCACCAAAGAAGCGGCGTTGTACGGGTCATAGCCAATTTCTTTCACATCGTACTTTAAGCATTGTTGTTTTATGTACGCTTCTACTTCGTTTAGGTCGGTCACATTGCCTTGCGTTAACCGCAAGATGCCGCTTTGGTGCGCTTGTGAAAAGATTGATTTGTAGTGATTCGGGATTAGGTCTAGGCTTTCAATTGGTAAGAAAAATTGGAATTCTGCAAAGAACTTTTCTTCCCCGTATCGGTGCAAAGTACACACCGCGTTCAGGTCGCGGCTATATGCCAAGTCAAATGCAATAAAAGTTGATTCGGGTTTATCTTCGGGCATGGTACTTACGGCATCATCCCAATATCGGCGGTCAACCCACGCGCTGTTTGCTGAAACATAAATGTTCAGTTGCTTGCATAGAAATTCGTTTAGGCTTGCGGGCTTGGCTTGCGCTTCCTGTGCCATGTGCCTAATGTGTTCAGCAGTAACCGACACGCCAAGCATAGGGTTTGCTTTGCCCCATGTTTCTTCGTTAGACCATTCATCGCCCGCATCGATGGAATACAGTAGGCCAAACCAACGGTAGTTATCTTCTGCCGCACCGCGTAGCACATTGCGCAAATGGTTCAAATCTTCGTAGAACTTTGTTTCTTTAGTAAACGATGCGGTTGTTAGATACATACGCAAAGGGTTCTTACGCGCACCCATACCAGAATGTAAAACTTCAATTGAGCCGCGTTCTACAATCTGCGCCGCTTCATCAATCATGGCGCACGATGGGTTTTTACCGTCACCCGTTTTTCTATTCTCACGGGATAGCGCACGGTAGGTAGAAGTGGAATCGCCCGCCTTCTTTAGTTCGCTACGGTAAACAACAAACTTTTGTTGAAATTCCGCAACCATGTTTTCAATGATGGCCTTAGATGAATCAAAGCAAATGCTTGCCTGTTCGCGATTGGTAGCCAAAGTAAACACTTCCGCGCCCGCGTCCCCAAACTGCAATTCGTATAAAGCAATGATTGACGCTAGGGTTGTCTTACCCGATTTCCGCGGCACAAATAGGATTACATCCGTTACCCAACGAACGGTTCTATCTTTCCTATCCCTGAATCCGTAGATAGCCGCCAAAAACAAAACTTGGAAAGGTTGCAGTTGGATAGGCTTGCCCGCATCCGCGCCTTTTACATGGCGGCAGAACTTGGCAAACTTTAGGATGTGTTCGGCTTTTTCGGGTACGAATTCATAAGGCGCATCCCGCCGTTCCACCATATCTAGGAATCGTTGGGCGGCTAGTTTTACATCTTCGCACGCGTTAATGTCACCAAGGGTTACGCCCCTAGCGTATCGGAAAGCGGGTTCAAGCAGTTGCGAATAATTCATCTACTTCGGATACTTTATTTTTAATCTTTGGTCTGCCCCTTGCCACCAATGCTAGTTCGGCAAGAATCTTAATGGCCTTGTCCATAGATTCGGTTCTTATCTTGTAATGTGGGCTAGGCGCATCGCCCGCGTTGTAGTGGTAAATCGCGCCATGTTCCTGTAAGCCAATATGCGATTGGATTAAGGTATCCACCACCAACACCAACGAACCAACTAGCAGTTCATCGGATGCAGTCAACGCACCAGTCGAATTTTCAACTTCGTTTCTGATGGCGGTTTCAAAAACATTTGCGTCCCATGTTTCAGGATTACGCAAAAAGCCAATGATTTGTTTCGGTGCTTTTTTCATTTTTTTATCTTAAACGGTTTGTTGTTTATTAGCAACCTAATATCCCCCCCTAACTTTGTCTTTCTACGAAAGAAGCCCCGCGCTTGCTTTTTAAATAACCCAAAAAATTTAAGTTTTTGAAACCAAAAGGCTTACTATTCCAACCCTGCGTTGTATTGTTGCAACATATACGCGTAGTCGTGCTTACTGTAGTCTTTTACGCCGCCTTGTGCGTAGTGCCTGTAGATGCCCTGCTTTTCTAGGCCTGATTTTTGGCTATGGCAATTGTGGCAAAGGCTTTGGAATATGTTGTGCGAAAAGGCTTGCCCACCTATGTGCTTCCATGCAAACAAATGGTCAATGTGTTTAGCCGCGGTCACTATGCCACGCGCTAGGCAACCTTGACATAGGGGTTGCTTGCTTATCTGTGCCGCCCTAATTGTTTTCCATAATGGCGTTTGGTAGGCGCTATCGGTTTCCCGCCTTGCCATGTTGTCCATGCCCCCATGTTCTAAACAATAGGTGTTCAGCTTGCTTCGGGGGTTCTTGCACCCAAGGGATGAACACTTATTGTTAGTGGGTACTGATGGCATTAGGCTAGGAATCGCAGTTTGTATAGCGTACTGTTAATCAGGTTAGCGATGGTATCTACCTCATTCTGTAGTTCGCTATCTTGGGGGAATTCGGGCATACGGCGCAGGGTTGCCACCTCATCCTTTAGGTATGTCAGATACACCACGGGGTTACTGTCGGGCAGTTGGTAATCGGCTTGGTACTTGGTCAATAGCCCGTACTTACCTTGGAACGCTTCAACAAAGCCATCCACCAAATCGCCTACTTCTTCGTAATAAGCGCCCAATGCCATATGTTGCGAATAACTTAGGCTTTGAAAATGTAGGATGTGGGCGTTTGTGACGCTATGCAGTAGGCATTGAACAAACTGCATTACGGGGTCGGATTTAACCGCTTCGGCACGGAATTTAACCATCATAGTCCTTCGGGTAGTGGAACATCAACGGGCCATAAGCCCAACGCCTGTAATTTTCGCACCGTTTCTTTATGTGCGGCAAGCCAAATCTTTTGCCGTTCGGTTTTATCCAATTTGCCGCCTTGGTCAATTTCCATGTGGCAATGATGGCAAAGGCTTGCAATTAGGTTGTCATCGGCTTTGATTCCCCGACCTTTGCCGCCTTGCCAGTTTGTGTGTGCCGCCACTACCGTGCCATCGTCAGCGCCGCAATGTTGGCATGGTATTTCACGGGCGTTGCGCAAAAGCGTTTGGCTACGGATGTATTGGTGTTTAGGGAATTTCATTCAATTTCAACCACTAGGTTTCGGTTTGATTTAATGTAATCCTTGGTTTTTTTCACATATCGTTCAAATTCTGCACGGCTTACGCTTCCCTGCTGTAAATCGGCATATTCCAACAAATCCCGAATGGCTTGGATACCAACACCGTCCAATCCCATGCGCATCGTTTCTTGATAGCGTAAGGCGGCTTTGTGTAGGCTTTCCTGTGCCTTTTGGCATATTGGCAATACTTCAGGGCCAATTCCGTTTTTACCCATCATTTCAGCAAGGTTTAGCACATCCACCAAAGTGCGCCAATCGTGTATTGTTCCCATGCCCTTGGTTATGGCATCTAACGCGGCATATTCAGTAAACCGTAATTTGTCCAATATGTGTCTAGGCGTGATTGCCGCACCGATTATTCCATGTTGGATAGGGTCAATCAGCGCGTACCGCTTGCGTTTAACTTGCTTTCGCATTTCTTGATTTGCGGTTCTGTTGCAGATTTTTGCCAGTAATGCGCCTATTCCAACAAATCTGACAAATCCATTTTGTACCCATTTCAATGCCGCCTTCAGGGGGTTTGGGTGTATCACATTTGGTACATAACTTGAACTTGTGGTTTGAATGTGTTGCGCCCAAATCAATCGATGGCATCATACGCCGCCCTTTAATATAAAAATTACCCAACCCCAAAAAGCAATCAGGGATGCAAAAACCAAAGTAAAAACTACTTTGTTGCTCATGGTTCTAAAGCCCTGTCTTTTTCGCCCGCAATGTGTTTGCGCAACTTATTAACGCCAACCATTTCCAGTTCGCTAAATTGTTCTTCAGATAAAAGCCCAATCACGCTTACTCCCTCAAATGTCACATCTTCAATACTTTCAAAGTACGGGCCATGTTCATCGCGTTCGTAGAACATCTTGCAAGTGACGGTTTCGCCGCCCGCGCCTGTTGTGGCGTTAAATTCAAATTCGTAATCTCTCATTTCAATATTCCAATCCAAGTTCACGGGCGTTTTCCGCCATCTTTTCTAGGGCATCGTTTGCTAGGCATTTCTCAATGGCTTCTTCTGCTTTAAATGCTCTAACTAACACAGTATCCCTATTGCTGTTGTAATCTTGCCCAAGTTCCCATTCTCTAAAAATAGTCAACGCTTCCAAGGCCATGCGCATCACTTCTCTTTCTTCTTTAGTCATGTTGCACCTTTTGAATTAAATAATCGTGAAAAACAACACCTTTTGTTATATCGCCAACTTTGTGCGCTTTAACCCAACACGTTTTACCTGTTTTAAGCCGCCTTAAATGCCCCCTGCGGTCATGCAATCTTGGGCTTGCGTGTGTGCCGCCTTGATACTCATTTTTAGGTTTAGCAGGTTCAACAACTACCGTAACCCAATCGTAAGTAGGCATTTTGCTTTGTTTAATTTTTCGTTGATTGGTAAAAGTAGGTTTTGCAAAAGGTTGATGCGCCTGAACTGATTGCGTTAACGATTCAAGCCAAATACCACAAAAAGAAAGCATTGTTTCTGCCATTTCTTTAGGTATTTCTTTACCATCGTCTATTGGCCCGTAACGCAACATATTGCCATCAACAACATAAACCATAGATGGAAATTTATTTGGCATACGTCCCGTTACACCTTTCCATGTTGAAATAACAATGCCTTCTTCAGGGTTAGTGCCAACAACCATAAAAATGGTGTCGTAAGACGCGTGAGTTTTTGTTTTGCCGCGCCAAACTACAATGTTTTTTTCAAACGGCGGTCGGTATTTCATTAACGGTTCAGTAACGGCATGGCTTCTATCGTCAACATAACCCGACAAATCAAACCATTGAATTTCTGTAGGGTCAATTCCGCCATCAAAAGCCATTTTGATAGTTTCACGAATTAACGGGGTCATAAAGGCGAATCTTCGTAATTGTCGGGGTTGAACTTGGGGCGTTTGTTGCCCTTGTCTTTAGGGTTTGGGAATGGGGGAAAAGGCCACATTTGCTACTTTCTTTAAGACCGTGATGTAACGGCGTACACAAATTATAAGTTCACTAATACGCATTTTTCAACAAATTGTTTA